AGAGGGAGGGGAATAGTGAATGTATTAAGTTACAGTTGTGAAATTGTAGCCATTTAGCTTGAGGCATTGATTTTAGTTAGCGCCCTTTATAAAGCGTATCATAACCAATAAATATGCAGGAATGTGAGTCTGATGGTTGAGTTAATTATTTTTTATCAGATTTTTAAAGCAAAGTCTAATTGGAATATCGAACCAATATGTTATTATGGTAGATAGAATAAATGTACTAAGAAGTCCTATGATTATCGAATAATTTAATCCAATTATAGGTGTTAGAAAGTCCTTTAGTGCAACACCAACCATGCTATGAATTAAATATATAGGGTATGATATGTTTCCTAGAAAAGAAAAAAAAGCAATTTTATAAAACTTTTTTTTCCTTCCAATGAGAACTAAGAACATTATGATAAATATAGCATAGATTAAGGTATGCTCGACTGTATTTAAATAACTATTAATCATTACGCTTTCAGTATGGGAGATTGCTGTGACTAATATGGTGAAAAGCAATATTGTTAGACGCCTTAAATTAACTCCAGACTGGTAAGAGACATAAAAAATTATTCCAGCAGAGAATGAATGTAAATGGCTAACCAATGGAATTAGAGATCTGAGAATTATAAATAAGCGTGCAAATTGAGGATTTTCATTTTTACAGAAGAAATAAGCACCATTAAGTATAGCTGTCATTATTAATCCAATAACTATTATTGTTTCTATACTCCTTAATTTTTTAAATTTCCAAATTACGGCTATTGCGAAATAAAACATTAATTCTACATATAAAGTCCAATATACGCCATTTAAATAAGTTGTCTTAAATAGCGGTTGCATCATTGTTAAATTGCCCAAAAGAAATTTGAAATCTATAGGTAATAAATGCTTTTCCAATATTGGTATAGTGATAAATGCAATTATTATCGAAAGCCAATAAGATGGGAAAAGCCTAATAAACCGAGAGATAAAGAACGTTTTAATACTATTAGCATTTATAATTGACATGAAAATAACAAAACCGCTTATTATGAAAAATAAATCCACGCCTGTACATCCATAACGGAATAAATTAAAATGAAATAGACAAACGGAAATTGCGGCCAGGCCTCTTAAAGCGTCAAGCTCATAAAATCTATTAGACTTATGTATAATCATTAACTGCAAGTATAATGCATCTGTTTAATAGTTTGAATCAAATTTATTATATAGACTTATATTATGGGTTAGTTAAAGTGTATCCGTTTGTATTTAAAGTAGATGTACCATTTAATACATATGAGTTAATTACACTTACATTTCCTAACAATTTTTTACTCCCACTTCCTGTTAATGTTAAATTCCTATATGTATTAGGGGCAATATCTTGCGGTCCTTCCAATGCGTATAAGAATGTATTTGGAGAAGCATTACAATCTAATGCTCCGATTTGCATAGGTGATTGAGTGTTTTTATATGTGAATGAACTATTTAAACCACCAGGTTGGACACTGAATTTTGACATACTATTATCTCCATTTAGTATTCCAGTCGTGCCATAATTATTTGAGCTAATTAAAGTAACAGTAATCGCTCCCGATATTAAGATGTCAGCAGCTAACATAAGACTACCGCCGCCGTTTTTAATAGACTGGTTATTGGTAGAGAATTTAAGGGTAGATCCTGAAGCTATAACGAAGTTTAAAAACCCTCTGATATCAATATCAATTCCATTTCTAAATTCAATTAGACAAGGATAGTTGAATTGGAATATAAAATTGGATCCAAGTGCCAAGTATTTACCGGTAAAAATGGTTTCTCCATTAGAATGGTTTTTTATTATACCACCGCCAATAGCAGTTTGATTAAATGCACCAGTTACGATAAAATTGTAAGAAGAAAGTTCTAATGTTCCACCAGCTGTTGTCAGTGTAGTTAACGTTGTATCTCCACTTAGTTTTTTTGTTCCACTACCCTTAATAACCAAGCTTGAGTAAGCTGTATATGGCAACGTGTAATCCCCATTATAGGTATATCCAATTGTTGACATTCCTCCATAATTAGGTATAAAGTTGCCTGTGCTCATCGGTTCTGTTGTAGTGCCTTGATGAAATATACCGCTAATTCTTAATGTTGAATTAGATGTTTCTCCATTTATACTTCCATTAACAACAAAGGGGGTGTTTGAGGTTACTGTAACTATCGAGTTACCCATAATAAGTATGTTATTATAGTTTTCATAGCCAGAAGTACCGCCACCTCCATTAAAAGTCAATTGAATATTAGGCCCGTTTAAATAGATATTTCCAGTTCCTAAATTGAATATTACTCCCCTGTAGTCAACTAGTATACCTGTGTTGAACTCTATATCGGCATTTATTGTATTGTTGAAAATTGCCGGTGAAGATATATTTATAGACATAAGCAGCCCTACAAAAGTAATTTTTCCGGCTTGGGTAAGTTTATAAAGCGTAGGGTTACCTCCGCTGTTACCGCCATTTAAGGTGGTTGTGCCGGTAACTGTTAATTCTCCATGAATATACTTGTTGCCTCCGCCGGATATAGTTAAGTTGTAATAAGGGAGGTACATAATATCCTGATCACCAAATCGTGCATATTCTATTGTGCTTGCGCCTGGTAAGAAGTTATCAATAAAGTTATTAACCCCTGATAGTTTTATAAAACTGGGTGTTGCTGATTGGTCAATAGTACCTGTAGCTTGCAGATCACCCGTTATAGTCAAGGTAACGTTACTTAGCTTTAAAATGCCTTTTACATATACGTTTTTTACAGTGGCGTTAATATTAGCGGTTACTGTATGATAGATGTATACAGTATCTCCGGCTTGTGGGGAATTGTTTCTTTTACGGCCATTGCTTAGCCAGATGGCGGGGTTGTTCCAGTTGCCGTCTGCTATGGAATACCACACATTTGCCTTTCGCAAGGTTGTAACATGTATGGGGGAGGTGGATAAGCTTATCATTTTAGAAACTCCTTAGTTTTGCTGATACGTACACATCGGCAGTTAAAGCGGCTTTATTTCTAACATAAATAGAGATACCGGGCTCCAGGGTGATTACACGGTTACCTGCGAGATCCAGATCAAACAGTATAGGAGAGAGACCAGCCAGTGATGCCAATGCAGTTGTGCCATTATTGCCCGAGTTGGCCGGGACTGCGATTTGTACACGGTTAAAATAATCGGTAGTGTTTGAGCCTGTTGCGCAAATAATAATATCAAAGTTACGTGCAGTTGTTTCCAGGCTTCTGAAAAGAACATCTAACACAATACTTGAATTGGTTGCGCCGGTAACAATTAGCATATCGCTATTAATGGGAAGCCCCGATGCCAGTTTTACTGCAGGATAAGTGCCGGTTAGCGTAGCAAAGGACGTTGTGTTTGAGCTGCTGTTCATAATATAGATTGATAAAAGTTATAAGAAAAGTTACCGGCTGATACAGCCGGGTTTATCCATTGCGTATCGTAATTTGTTGGGGAGGTTTTTACCAGCATTTGCCCTGTTGCCCCGCCTGTGGGTACCCCTTGTCCGGGAGAGCCTTGTGGCCCTGTGGCTCCGGTTGTGCCCTGGGTACCAGAAGCTCCGGTATTTCCGGTAGGCCCGATAGGGCCTTGCTCGCCTGTTGGCCCTTGTGTCCCTGCAACTCCAGTAGCCCCTGCTGGCCCTTGTGGTCCTGCTATACCTTGCGGCCCTTGCGCGCCGTCGGCACCTGCCGACCCTGTGGGGCCGGTTGCGCCTTGTGCGCCGTCAGGGCCTACTATCGATATTCCTGCTCCCCAAACGCCGGCGGTTTTTGGGCCGAAAAGCCTGAGCGTATTGGTATTGATGTAAAAGTCGCCATTGTTGCCGTCGGTGGTGTTGGATGGGTTTGTTACGCCGCTTAAAATTGTTTTGCCGTTTAAGCCTACCGGGCCAATATTTCCTTTTTCGCCCCTTGGCCCTTGCGGGCCGGTTTGCATGGAGAATGCCTGATTCCAATTTCCTGTAATCTTTTGGTAAAAGATCCCCGTTAGCGTATCAATATAGCTATCAGCATTTTTACCTGTGGCTGTACCGGGCAGGCCGGCTCCGTAGAGTAAAGTTCCGTCGGCAGCGTTGGTTTCGGGTAGTGTGTAAACAATGGCCCAGGTGCCGGTAAGTTTCTGTGCAAATTGGCCGGTTGTGGTTTTAACAAATACATCGCCATTTTTACCCGCTGTGTTTTGAGGCATCTGCGTTCCAAAGGTTAGAGATGCGCCGGCTGTGAGGTTTGCGTTAAGGTAATCTAAAAGCTGACTAACAGAGAACTGATAATCAATGCCATTATTTACCAGCAGTGATACATCGGCAGCGCTGAGGCCTGGCGCTATGGGGAGTTCGGTTATTTTTTTGTCTGTTGCCATTAGTATAAATAATCGGTTATAAATTGTTCGGTACTGATGTTATCAGCCGGGAAGTTAAAGTCTGTCCTGTCTACCGCGCGGATACGTGGCCCGGCTTGCCTGCTGGCTTTGTTCTTGCGGTTATAATGCCATGCCGGGAAAGCTTCGTTGTGATCCAGCAGAAATCTTTCGGCTTCATTGCAGTATGCATTTGCTGTACTTCGTTGTTGCTGAACCAGTTTTACAATGTCTTTGGCGGGCAGGGCATCTGCGTTATCATAACGTTTGGTAACCGGGCCGGTAGCAGTATAGTGCACGGCATCAGCCTCAATAAAGCGGGCAAAGGCAAAGTAGGAAAGAACGGGCTGCAGGCCCTGGTAAAGTACCACGTATCCGTGTTCGTCCAGGTATTCGCTGCCGTTGAGCAGGTCTTTGTAATGCTGCGGTGCGTCATCTTTAAGAACGCCGTCGGTATCCAGGTTTTTGATCAGATCATAGTATAAAGCATAACCCAAAAAAGGTTTCAGATCAAGTTCCTGTGCTTTTTGGATAAAAATTTTTATCCGATCGGGTTTAACATTTGCAGCAATATCTTCAAAACGTTTTAAGGTTTCGGGGGTAATAAGAGCGCCCCTGCCCCCTGAAGGGAGCGTTTGTGAGTCGGTTGACATATTAATTTTATAAATAAGGGTTAAAAACTCCCCCTTCAGGGTTTTAGGAGGCTTTGCACATTGCTTCTGCCTCGGCCTGTTTAAAACCGTAAGCATGTACCAATGCTGCTATTTTATTGAGATTGGGGATTGTTGATTGCAACAATTGGTTAATTGCTGCGCCGGCTTTTATACCGATGGTGTCATCCGCTACGTTTGCAGGCACCGGGATAATGTTCCAGTTGCCGGCCGGGTTAATATTGGTGTAATAATTATCAAAGATCTCCTGCAGTGTTTCGCTTAGCTCCAGCCTGTCGGGCGAGGTGTTGTCGTTAAATTCGCGGATGGCCTGTTTTTTTTCGCCGCCGTTGCTTAAGCCCGATGACTTTTCGGCGTTGATGAGTTCCTTAGGCACTGAAAAACCTTTGATGATGCGGGCCTCTACAGAGCGCTCGGTGCTTTCAAAAAGCTTATCGTTATTCTGGATGGCGTATGGCTGAAACTCTGGTTTGGCACTTTCATCTTCATATTCTATAACGATGATCTTCTGTGCGCTTTTGGCTCCCTGGAATGTACCCAGGTCTTTTTCTAACTGCGACGGCGTATTAACTCCGCTGCCACTATCGGTACTGTTATCTGCTTCTTCGCGGCGCGATTGCATAAACAGCATGGTGGATGGCAGGAAACCGGTAGTTACCTCGCGGTTGTTAAAGATTTTGATACCGGCTTCGGTTTCAAAATCCTCCCAAACAGAATCTGCTTCAATCAGCGGATAATCATCCACTTCGGGGTTAAAGTAAAATAACTGTCCTTTGTATTTATCCCATCCGCCGGCTACCTGTACCTGCTGCTTAATCGTTTCTTCACCAGGGTTGTATTTATTCAGGAAAGTGATCTTGCTGCGCATGATGTTTTTCCAGGTTTTGCGGCCCCAATCGTTATAGATAGCAAATTTGCCGGCAGTTTCCGTGTTGTCGGTATCGCCCATGCGGATGTCCTCGAACTTTACATAGTTTACCGAAGTTATTTTGCAATTGGCGTTGTAGTTTACATGGATGCCGAATCCGCTGAACAGGGCTTTATCTGTAGCAATGGCTTTTAAAAGTTTGGCTAATGTGAGCCCTTTGCTGTTTATTACTTGTTTGCCCAGCGCAGCTTCTTCAAAGCCATTGCCGCCTATAAACTTGGCCCTCTTGTTCCAGCAATCTTTGGCGGTTGGCGATTGTGCCACCAGTTCCAGCATGCGTTGCGGGTAGGCGTTATCCATATCGTAGTTAAGAATGCCGAAGGTTTGATTGGGCCTTACCAAGATCCGCCGGTCAATTTGTGGTAAGTAGGTTTTCATTTTGCAGCCTCCCTGCCCCCTAAAGAGGGAGTTATTTTTTCAGTTGTTATTTTTCTTACCCTTTTCTCTTTTGCTTTAGGCTTTTCGCTTTCTGTTTCTTCAGAAACTTCCGCTTCGGGGGGCAGAGGGGCAAACAGGCCGGCTATGTGCGGGTATTTTTCCAAATACCATTCGGCTTCCTGGTCGGTAAGGTTGTCGTTATTATGAACGGCCGCCGAGCCCGGGACGAATTGATGGTTACCTGGTTTCAGGATGTATTTTTTCATGCAGTTTAGTTGATGGTTCATGGATTTGTAGTTCATGCACATTAGGGTAGATGGTTCATAGTACATTGCTCAAATGCCACAAACTATGAACCATCAACTTTTAACTAACTATGCTACCAGGGTTTCCAACGCGGCAATGGTGCTTGCATAAGTGGCGCTGCCGCCGCCCGTTGGTGCAACTGATACAGCACGCGGCGGGTATGGCTCCTTCAGTTTATCCGGGTTGGTTAATTTGATTTTGTAACCACCATCTAAAGCTTCGTCGGTCGCGTTGCGTTCTGCTTCGGTTACGATCATGCCGTTTACGGCACCAAATAGTTCGATGGCAGAATCGCTGTCTTTATAATTATTTACCACAATGGCTTTTACGCGGCCATAACCCATTGCCATTAATTGTGCTTTAACATCTACCGATAAGCCGGCTATGTTAAAGTCGATCTCCTCGGTATAACGCGGGCCAACCTGTGTTTTGGCCAGTTTGCTTGTGGTGTTAAAACTGTTGTTGGTGCCCTCAAATTTGTAAACCTTGGCACTGCCTACTGCTGTAAGGCCGGTTATAATAAGCGGATTTGTGGTATCATAAGTTAAGGCAATATCATCTTGGTTGAAGATATACACTACATCTTCAATACCGGATGTGATAGGTTCGCTGGCGGCAAGGCTAAAGCCTGCGTTTATTTTGTTGTAGATTGACATGGAGTTGATTGATTATGTTAGATGGGTTGAATTAATAAATTGGTATCAAGTAGTTAGTATCAAGTATCAAGATCTGATCGGGTGACAAAAGGGGAATTGGTCTTGCTACTTGATACTAACTATTTGCTACTGTTTATGCGCTTAAATAGAAAAGCTCGTTAGCGAATTTGAAGTTTACGGCGGCTTTCATGCGGGCCTTCATGCGTACCACGTTATCGTTGGTATAAGGCTTCATGTAAACGGTTGAGAGTTCTGATGCATCGCCTAAAAGATCTACACCAAGAAACAGGTTAGATGACCTTGCACCCAGGATAGTGTTTGCCTGCCAGTGGTTCATTAACTGCAGCGGTACACCCAGGTAATCCATTTTCTTAGGATCGGTAAAGGCATTCAGAACGTTTACCGCTTTATCTGCCTGTGCCTGTGCGTAAGCATAACCTACATGAAGAGGGATCTGTAAGTTGAAATCTTCCTGACTGCGATCGGCAGGATCCAATTGTGCGTAGATGCCGGTTAACACGCTTAATACGTTGCTTGCGTTAATGTAGCTTACGGTTGCAGCTGTTGAGGTACCGCCGAAGGTAGCTGGTTTGCGGGTGTTCACTTCGTTGTAGTTGCGCACCAGCTTAAAGGTAGTAGCGCTAAGCACCTGTATAAAGTACGATTGCCCCTGCACATCTATGCCGCCGCTGCTGTTGGTGGTATCTTTACTGGCACCGGTTACAGCGGTAATGGTAACTACGTCGCCATCTTTCAGCGTTGCTGTATCAGATACCGTAACTACGCCTAAAGCGCTGATGGCTGTTGCCGCCATTGAAGTTGCCGGTTTGCCTAAACCTACTTTGTAAACGCCGTTTGCTGCTGCAATAGTTGGCAATAAGCCGGTGAACGGTGCGGTAAAGGCGGCTTCTTTTGTGGCACCTTTACCCAGCCAGTACAAACGCTCGTTGGCAATTTGTATTTTGGTGAGATAGCGTTGTACCATAAAATCGCTCAGGTCTACCATGCCTTCGTAATCCTGGAAAGCTCCGGGTTTAAGCTGCTGGGTTTCCCATGATTGCACCAGTTTATCCCATTGTTCCTGTTTCATAAATTCGTACACTACGGGGTCCAGGTAGCTTTCGTGCTGGGCGGTGGTAGTGCCCTGGTCGGTAAACATGCCGCTTGGGTCCTGCAATACCACATCATCATCTACATCGAGGATGATCTTGCGCGATTTTACGTCGTTAATAACGGTTAGCAACCCGCGTTTTACGGAGTCGGCCTCCAGGAGCGTGCTTGCCATAAATCCAGCCAGCGCTTCGCCGGCATAGGTGTTGTTGGTAAATGTAAATTGAGCCATTCTTTATTTTGCCCCCCAGCCCCCTAAAGGGGGAGCTTTTTGATTAGTTAGGTTATATATAGGGATGTTGTATGATAAGGGTTAGGCAGATATTTCAATTTCCCTTCGGGAGATTATCGGGCCACAGCTTTTTTTACCGCGTTTTGGGCCAGCGGGCTTTGCGGTGCAAAGAAGGGTTGAGTTTCGGTTTTTGCTTTGCTGCTGCGTTTAGATCCTTCGGGTGTGAAGTCGCTTTTTATCTCGTTCTTAACTTCCTCGCGTGTTTTTTTGAGGCGATTGTTAGCGTCTTCCAGTGCGGCTTTGGCTTCGTTTAGCAACGCGTTTTGTGCATGCAGGCGCGCTTTTACTTCCAGTAAACGATTTTGTACATCTGCAGGTCTCTTTGGCGATTTAAATTTGCCGGCAATAACGCTTTCGTCGTCTTCATCTGTGACTTCATCCGCGTCGATGGAAGACACCTTTTGCACTTTACCGTCTTTAATGGCTAATTGTTGCCCTTCGGATGTGGTGTAACTGTCGGTAATGGCTGGCATGCTTAAGTCTTCATCCTGGTAAACGTCGCAGCCTTCGCTTAACTCGCCGGTGTGGTGCAGGGCCCCTTTGTCGGTAATGGTTTGTTTGTTCACCACTTTTTTAAAGAAGTTCATGATCTTGTCTAAAACCGAGGTGGTCCGTTCAATCAGTTCTCTGTTGTCTGTGTTCATATTTGTTTTGTTGTTTAAGATTTTGTTGATGCAGCGCTGGTAAACCGCAGGTGCTGTTTCGGTATATTTTTTTATGAGGGCGCTGTTGACGATGGTATCGGTATAATCCTCAATTGCGTCTATAAAACCAAGGTTGAGGGCCTGGTCGGCAGTCATCCAGGTGACGGAGTTGATCAAACTATTAACGGTAACCCCGTCTAACCCGGATTTATCTATGTAGATCTGCGCCAGGCGCGATTGTACTACGTTCAACATCTGCACATCTTTTAAAAGCTCATCGGCATTGCCGCCGCTGCCAACCATTGGTTTGTGAATCATCAGCAGGGCGTATTTACTCATCACTATTTTGTCGCCCGCCATGGCTACTACCGATGCAGCCGACGCGGCCAGCGCATCTATATAAGTGGTTATGTTGCCGGGGTACTTCTTCAGCAGATCGTATATGGCAATGGCATCAAACGCGCTGCCGCCAACCGAACTGATATGTACCTCAACATCTGCGCCGGCCGCTGCATCTAATTGTGATTTAATGTAAGTGGACGACAGGCTCCCGGAGCCTATGCAATCCGTTTCGGTATCGTATAGGTATAATTTCATTGTGAGTTGATAATGGTGTATTGTGAGCGGGTTTTTAGCCCTGGATATATATCCTATTAGTGCAAAACTTAACTTATGACAGGTGCACGTTTAGTTGACCGGAGGATCTTTTCAATCTAATAATCATTAAATCGTGATTGTGTTTTGAATGCCGTTTGGCATAATTCAAAGGTCGTGATAATTCTTTTTTGTGTTGGTGACAGTAGCTTGTCAGTAATATGAAATTATCTTTGAACTTTGATTTCTAGGATTTGCCGGTAGACTTGATAGTTGCGAATAACTTAATTATAGCGATCGAACTATACAAATATCGGGGTTATTATGCTGGCTGATGGTGACAGCGGTTTGTCAGTTGGGGTTTTTTTGTCTGAACTCGAATTTAAAGAATTTTTGGAATGAGCAGAATTAGTATTCTCATTATTATGTATAATTCTTTAATTCGAATAATTAAGGTTCAGGTTTTCGCACTCGTTAAATTTCCGAGAAACAATTAAGTGCGCGCCAGATGGTGCGCTCGTCTTTACCGAATTTTACTTCGGCTTCCAGCACTGCCTGGTTTTTGGTGAGCTGGCGCATTTGCATCTGGGCGGTTACCCATAGATAGATCTCGCGGTAAGTAAATACTTTGGTAGTGATAAAACCGGCCTTATACATGGCCGTAAATACGCCGTCATTAAACAGCGTGTTGGCAAGTTGAATATTCATGAGCCCCTCCCGTCCCCTAAAAGGGGATGCTATTTGTTAGTTAATGGTTTGGTTAATTAGATATTAAATTAGTTTCCCCTTTAGGGGTAGGGGCCTACTATAAATTTACCCTGTTTATTGTTTGGGCAAGTATGTTCTGTTGATTGTTTACGTCTTTAACGTCCACGTAAATAGGGGGGAAGTTGTTGATCATCTGGTAGGCCAGGGTGTTGGCCATATCCTTAATGTCGTTTACCGGTTGGTTGTAGTAGCGGTTGGCGTTACCGCCATCGGTAAATATGCCGCCTATGGCATAGCCCCTGCTGGTGTTGGGTACCGAGAAATCCCGGCCGCCGTGGGCAACGTTTATGGCACTTACCAGGTTGCGCGCCCATGGGTTGCGCATAGCCTCAGATACTACTACGGCTTCGCCGCTGCGCAGATAAGCGTTGGTGTTATCGGTACGGCTGTAGCCGGGCAGTACAGCACCCTTACCATCGGATAGATACTGCCCACCGGAAGCAAAACCGGGTTTTTGTTTAATAATTGTAGCGATAGACGAAGCCCCCTGCGCGGCCATAAAGGCTGCCTGTGCTATACCTAATGCCTGGCCAATAAAAGGAATACCCGAATATGCTTTTAAGGATTCCAGCACAGCTTGTTTGGTGCTGATTATTGTATCAGCAATTGAAGTTGCCTTTTTTGCAAGGAAAGCTGCTTTGTATATAGCCGAATCTTTTTTGCTATTGGCTAATACTGCGTTTATATATTTATCGCCGGCATGTATTTTGGAGCTTATCAACTGCGTTTCTAAATCAAGCTTCTGCTTATCGTACTTCCTTTTTATCCCGGTTGTGTCTTTGTGTTGTTTTTCCGCCGCTGTAATTGCAGTTTGATACTCCGTGTTTAAAGTTGTGATTTGCTGCTGAAGAGATGGGTTTACGTTTGTTTCGTCTGTTTTACTGTTATTGAATGTCGCGTTATTTACTTCGCCGCCTTCCTTTACGTTTGTTTCGGTAACAGAAGGGCCATTCTTTATCTCAGTGATTTTTTTATTTAACTGTGTTTCGTAACTTATACGCACATCGCCCGCTTTTTTGTAAACTTCGTTTTGTTTATCAATAGATTCTTGCAGCGCTTGTATTTGTTCTGTCGTAGCTTTTCCCTGAAGATCCGCTAACTGTTTTTGTTCTTCTATAATACGCTGTTGTAATTCCTCCTGTTCTTTGTCAAAATCTTCCAGCTTTTGTTTTTTGTTTTCTTCTGCCTGCAAAAGTTCTTTTTGCTTTGCATCTTCTGTGCTATCAATTACAATTTGCGCGAGTTTGTGCTGAAACTGGTCAAGTTTATCCAGATCATCTTTCCGAAAAGTATCTACAATCTTTTTTAATGCCTCCTGGTGGTCTTTTTCTATTTCTTCACGTTGTTTGGATGATAATTTTTTTCCGGACTTTAATCTCTCATCATAGTAATCATTGATACTTTTAACCTGGTTGTTGTATTCGTTAAAGATAACTACCGACTCGTGGGCTATCTGTGTCACCTCATCATTTTTAGAACCTTTTTTGTTTTTATTATTGTTTTGAGATTCATCAGGAATGATTTGTTTGCCCCCGGTTAGCGTTGAAACACCATTGCCAGGTTTTTCTGTTAATTTACTTATTTCATCGGCAAATTTATTGTTCTGTTTATTTAGGATGTCTTTATCGGTATTATAATTATATATTATTTTGTCACTTGCAGCGCGAAGTTTTTTTTGTATATCTATATTATCCTGGAGTTGCATAACCATTCTGTCGTTGGGTAAAGGCTTATACCAACCTTCTTGATTAAGATACCCACTTTTTACCTCCTCGGCCTTTTTCTCTGATGCGATTATCTGCAAGTTCTTTTTTCTTTCTTCGGCAATTTTTAAATCGTTTTCAATATTTCGGCTTGCGTTGGCTGTGATCTTATTTTTGTAAGCTTCTGCATAGGCTGCATCTAATATCTGGGTTTTAAGGTTTTTATAGGCATCGGCGGCTTTGCCTGTTTTAAACGCTTCATCATCTAAATTCTTAAAGGTGGCAGGCCATTGCTCACGAAGTAGAACCATAGCTTTTCTTCGTTCTTCGAGAGAAAGATTTTGATTTTGTGATGCCCGAAAGAGCATGTTTAAAGCAGTAATTTCGCCTTGGGCAGATTGTGCTCCCCTTATCCTTGCTTCTGTAACGGAACCTGCAATTATTGCCTGTTCTTTCATGGCCTTGCCAAATGCAGTTAACCTTGTTTCACCTTTAAAGAGATCGCTCACCCAATCTATAATTGCTTCCCCATAAGTAGCCAGCAAAGTTACACCTATAGAAATAACAGTGTTCCAAGATAGCATGGATGAGGCCAGTTGTTTAAAAATATTTACTGGTTTGCCACCAGTTGCAGCCAGTTCTTTATTTTGTTTATTAAGCTCGGCCATTGCTTGCACTACTTCCGGAAGTTTTTCACCAATGCCCTGTAACCCGGCTTTTATGCCATCTGCAAAAGATGGCAGTTTTCCATTTAACCCGTTTATTGATTTTTGAAGTTCATTTAATGCCTCTGTGTATTTTTTCGCTTTTTCAATATCATCTGTGTTGATAGGAGCGTTGTTTGTTAGATTACTCATTTTTTATGTTTTAAATGCCATTTGGCATATTTATATTAAGAATGTATTGCAGTTAAATATTCTGTTAATATTTATTAAATTGATTTTCAGTAAAGGTTAGAATAGCTAAAACGTAGTATTTATCGTCAATGTATTCAAATCCGGCTGGGAGTTTTGGCTTAGGGAGGTGCGTAACCAAGGTCTTATCAGGCTCTACAGCATACAGCTTTATTATTACATTTGATATTTTACCATTCTCAGTCGTTGTATCAGCAAAAAACTTACGTTCTATAAAATGGCCAAAATATGTTGATTTTTTACTTCTGTAAGTGCTTGTTTTCATGCCCATGTCTGATGCCAGAGATCCTATTTCTGAGGTAGTTTTGGATTTGATTATCCTATAGAATGGACGGATTGCGGTATCGGGAGAGTATTGGGTATAGTTATCGGCATAAACTTTATCGCCGCTACTGAACGGTTTTGCTTTCATGTCGGCATAATAAGCTTCTATGTAGGATTGGTTATAAAAAAATACAACCATTGCAATTAAAACGAGGGATCCCAGGATGTTGAATATGATTTTTTTCTTAGATAGTACCATATGTTTTATAAAATTATTGTGTAAGCAGATTGTTATTCAAAGTAAAAAAGAATTTGTAAATATTTATCTTAACACGTGCTAAAGCGCGCATTTTTGTAGATAGAGATTTAAAGATAAAAGCTTTGCGAAAAAGCATTATGTAAAACAGAACATGTAAAATAATAATTCATTTGGATTGGGTTTTGCTAAAATTATTGGTAAATATATATTTTTTTTGATAAATAAAGGGACTTATTTTATAATTTGCTTATCGTTATACATGTGCAATTGGTAGTACTTGTAAATAATTCTGTAGATAGAGGACGAAATGCTTATTATACAACTTAAAACTTTTAAAGAAAAATTCTTTGACATCGGTCTTGGTATCACATCGAAAGACCCAGGGCATTTTATTTTTTATTATGGAGAACCCGATGAAGAAAAAAAGTGGAAATTGGTTTTCAGGATTCAATGATTAGTATAATAAAGCCTCACAAGAAACTCCTGAAACCAAGAATACTTTGTAAACTTCTATCTGTAGACAAATAATTTTAAATTATTTGTGTGAATAAGAATATTGTTTGGTAATTGAAGTAGATACTGTTTTATAGATTTCGCGAAAGAAATTATACATATAAACTTTAACCTCGGTAAATGGATGTGACTATTTATGTATTACCGGAGAGTTTGGGCTTGCAAAAAACGGATCTATATACACTAAACTATCTGCATAAACATAGCCAACAGGTAAGTTGGGCATAACATCATATTTGAGATATTTATTATCTGGTTTTGTAACATAATAGGTAGCCATATGTGTTTCAGAACTACTATAGTTTACAGGTAGTATCTTGGTATCCAGGTATCTTCCGAGGGTGAAATGTTTATTTGTTTCCATATCCTTTATATTATAAAAAGTACTTGTGTTTTTTAAATATGGCTTAAATGAGTTGTCTTCAGCAATTCTTAAAGCAGTTATTTTATCCTCTTCAGTATAAAGCAATTTATTTTCAATTTCGTTTTCCCTAATAGGCCTTATCAAACGCATTACTAATATACCATCACCAGTGCCTTTATTAACAATAGCATCAGAAAGATAAACAACAGAATAAGGCGCAAAACGATCAGTTTTAAAAACATAGATGTAAGCGGCATAAAAACCCAATATATTAAAATAATAAAAGAAACCAACTGTAACTGCAACAGCGGCGGTTCCTAAAAATAGTATAATTTTTCTTTTTCTCGTGTTACTTACTTTTGGTTTGTTAAGTGATTGTTCTGGGTGCATGGCTTTAGGTTTGCTAATTTTATTGGTAAATATAATTGTATTTTTTGATAATAAAAGAACTTGTTCTATTATTTGCTTATCAGTAATAGAAATGTTAAGTAAAATATATTACTTAACATAGTTTTATCTGTAGTTATGAGCCATCTTACCAGTTTATGTTTACTATGTTATTTGGAATATTATTATTTATAAAAGAGATGCTCATCTGGAAGCTTTTACTAAATATGCATATAATAGTTTAAAAACGTACAGGATTGGGAATTTCAGGTTGACGAAATTAACGATAACAGTTACTATGCTACTTCTATTGCCCAACCATTTTTTGATTTAGATATCCCGGTATATAATTTGCTCCTTGTAGCCACAATTACAATAGTGTGGATTCAATTGCTATTACTAACCGCGTCGACTTTGGTTACACAACACCTAAAAAAACCTAAGAATGCTGAGATAATAAAGCAAATTGGTATAATGAAAGGCCTCCAAAAAGGAGATGTTGTATTAGTATCAGGAGCGTTACTCTATGTTAATAACAAAGGGAAGTTGATTTTTCTTCTTTTTATCAGGACTCTCAGCCGTGGAATTTTGATTTATTAATATCTGAAATCAAAGGAAACACAAGTAGATTTATATTAAGTGTTTTTTTATAAACTCACTGTATTAGCAATTTTTTGATAGCTGATATCTTCAAATCAAATTTTAAATTATCAAAGGGGGTAACTGACGATAATTCACTACCATAAGGTTCGATATTTATACCACCAGAAAGGTTTTTCTCTATTTCACCGGTTACAAAAACTTCATCTCCTTTTTGCAGAACTTTTAGTGCATCCTTAATTTTGTTTGGCTTAACATCAATAAGGGATACCAGTATCGGAAAGGCATATTCCGGATATTTTTCTTCCTTCCAGTTACTGCCGGGTATTATTAGGTCTACCTTTATATAATCGGTTGGGTAAGAGTTAACCTCAATGTTGTGTACTATTGCTACCCAACCGTCTATCTTACGGTTGTTTAATACAAATTTGGCAACTTCCTTTTGTTCTTTTTCTAAAAATTCAGTTTTTGTTATTTCATTCAGTTGCGTAGCGTATACAGAATCTGCCTGGTTTAATCTCTTAATAAATTCTACCTCGCTCTTTGGCATTTTTTTAACAGTGTACCTGATGTCGTTTGGCTGGTTGCAGCTAATAAAACTATAACTGGAATAAGGTAAAATAATTTTTTCATTCGGTTTTAGGATTGCTAATTTTATTGGTAAATATATATAAATGTTTTTAAAGACAAAATATTAATTATTATTTGGTTGATAGCATTAAATCGCTTTTTGTAACAAAGCTGGTGTTGTTCATATCAAATAATAAAACAACACCGCTATGGTAATTTTAAAATCTGACTATTTCACCAGCCACGAACGCCTTATCCTCTTTATCAACGAGAACAAGATAAAGCGTGAAGATATATTGGTAATAACACAGGCCCCCAGTATGTACACTATCTTTTTCTACGGCGATGATGCGGTAAAAGAAATAACACACGGGCTATTTTCTTAAGGCTCGGATGTTATCCCAGCTTCACCAGCTCAATTTTCACCGGCTGGCCTTTGCGCCAGTTGTCTATTTTGTTAATGTAGTAATAAGCGCTGTCCTGCTCCAGATAAACCGGGATCAGCAGATCAAGCTCCAGCACATCGCGCGGGCTTAGCATAAAATAACGCTCTACCTTTTTGGTTTGCTGCAGTATTTTTTCCAGCTCCGGGTAGTAGGTTTTGCGCAGATCGTCCCACAGTAAACTTTCGGCACCATCTGGCTTATAAAAATAGGGTACCGATATGGTATCATTTACCACAATGTTTGTTATACCATCGGTAAAGGTTACCTGTTTGCTTTGGTTAAGCAGGTTTAGCTTCTGGTCTATCAATAGCCGGGGCTGTGTACCCGTAGTAAAATCAATAGCTGTAATGTCATCGGTAGTATCCACCTTTAAAATTTGCGCTATGGTGCCGCCAACGTACGGGCGGTTAAGGGTAGGTGCAAACTGGCTCTCGAAAAGATCGGTTGTAGGCGGTAATGTTTTATCTTTAACATTTATCTGCGCATTGCCGAGGCTTTTTGGAAGAATAGCTTCATCTTCCCGGTATTTCATATAGTTTACCTGGGCGTAGCCACCCAGTTGAAAACTGATAGCCTTGCCCTGGTCCAGGCATTTTTTAGTCCAGTTTTTGGCAACGGGGATATTATCAACTATATCCCTGAAGGAGGCAAAGGTTACAGTTCGGTTGGTATTATCAGTTTGGCAAATAATACCAAAGCGCTGCAGGGTATCTTTAAGCAAATCTTTTTGGGTGATATCCGGGAAGATGCGCTCGCATTGCACCTGCTGCTTATACAGTACATTGATGTTACTTGAAGTAATGATGAGCGAACTACCGCTATATAGGGTAATACTGGCATGCGTGTTACCAAAAAACTCGTAACCTATGCTTATTTCGTCGCCATCTACCAGTTCTATATCTGCCGACAGGCTGCGCGGTTCAAAATTATGCCAGCCATAAATATTACCGCCTGATGTACCCTCTACACGGTCTTGTGTATCCCATACCGAAAAATCGTAAGTTAACTCGGCCATGCTTACCGTACCATAAGCTGTTTTAACCATAATGCGTATCACTACATAAGCCGGGTAGCCGGTTACCCGACCATGCAGCTTAAACATGTCAAAACGCACAACCACATTTACCGTACTTATTTGTTTAGACCGGTAGGTTGTGCCATTAAACTGTTGATGTGGATCTGACGTAATATTGTTAAATTGAAGCGTCCCATTACCATCGGAAACTGTAAGGTGGTTAATAACACTTGTTGTAGCAGCAAATGCGGTTAGTCCGTATTCATCGGGCTTGTTTTGGGTATCGCCGCCATGTTCAAAATTATCGTTAGCAAACTGAACGATGAGTTTATCATACAACGGCTGCTTTAGCAGAAATGAGTTTGGATCTATCCTGTACCCCGCAGTTTTCACAAATAATTCAATAGCAGTTTTTAAGAAAAAGCCGGGGCGAATGTAGCGTACATCTATCTGGGGCGCGTTACTAAAGTCGGGGGCAATTTTTCCATAATCTACCACCGGCCAAATCCATCCTTCGATTTTGGTTTGCGATTGTACAACGGTTTCTACATTCCAGGTATGGTCATAAGGGCCGAAGGCATCAAACAGGCCGATAGGGGTGGTGGCATCACCCATATCGTAGATCTTGGCATCGATGCTATCAAAAAAATCTACGTTACCGCTAAGCACTGTAATTGAGGCGCCGTCGTGCTCTACACCGTTTAAAACGGCAATGCCATTGGGCACAATCTCCAGCCCATCCTGTACAATTTTTGCCTGGTAGTTATCATAGGGCAGGCAGGTTGTAAAAGCTACATCATCCGGAAAGCCCAATATCTGGCGGTTACGTTGTGTTAGGGGCAGCTTAAACTGGTTGCTGGTATTACCCTGCTGATTTTTTACCTCGGCCAGGTTATTTATCTGGAAAGTGAGGGCGATGGGGCTGTCGTCGGCCAGGTCAACGTATTCATCGTTTATAAATAATTGAATAGTGGTCATGCTTTATTGCGTTTGAATGTTAATAGCCGGCAGGTTAAATGTTAAGCTGAACGGAGCGTAGCCGTTACGGGTTTCATACTCGCTATAGGTTGCTGTATTAATAATAATGGTTTGCCATTTAACCGGGTTTTTGTTCACCAGCATTTGCACTTTGGGCGAGTACTTGATGGATTGCAGCCCTTTAATATCCGCCACGGACAGATCCTCGGCTACAACTTTAATTTTTTGCCCCGCTGTTTTGCTTATTACTTCTTCAATACTATCCTGATGTTCCCAGTCATTAACATAGTTCTTTATGATCACGGCGTTTTGCACATCTAAGCTTATTTCCTGGTTGTAAATAAAGCGATAGTAATTCCAGCTGCCGCTTAATCCTATCCAACGGAGATAAACCCATTGATCGTCTATAGCATCGTCTACCCGTATAGTTTGCGTTTGGGTAACGGTATGAACGGTGTTCCCATCGGCATATTTAAGGGCGATATCTATAAAGTAAACATCTTCAGTAAAAGATGTATCTATAAGCAGGCGGTTTAAGCCTAATTGCGCAGGAATGGGGATGGTACCGGTACTTTGCCTTGCGATAATGAATTTGTTACCATCCTGATTGAGCAGCCAGGATCCGTCTTCATTTAATAAGCTAACTGTTTGCAAACCGCCTGACATGGGAGTGCGGTTAATATCCAGTAAAGTAAACTCGCAGTACAGCTCGCGCCCCAGCAGATCTTCGCTATAAATAAACCCGATATCAAAGGGGTAGCCATTGCTGTATGCAGGTTCTGCAAAATCGGTAACCCACCTGGCTTTTTCGAGGCCTCCGGCAAGGTTGCTGAAGGGTACAAATGCTACCAGGTTACCGCCATAACGTTCGCCCAATTGTTTGGCAGCGTATAAAATGTAATAGGTATGGTTGATGTTAACAAAGTCTGAAGTTTTGGTAACACCGTTTTCGTCCCACTCTTCGGCATAGGCTATTTGATAACTTGCGCTGAGGTTATCGTCCCTGAAATTGCTTTGGGTGTAGGTGCTTTCATCTTTAGCACGCAGTAAACTTTGCAGGAAATTAGATAAATCGGCCTTGATCAATCCCGTACCATCGGGGCGATTTGTTGATTTTATGGTATTTTGCAGGCCGGTTAATTTATCAGTATAATTAATACGTGTAATCATTTTATAATAGGGGCGCAGCTGGTTTATATTGATATAGCCTGCTGCATTGCCTGCAAAACCAGTACGGATAATTAATGTATTATCTGGTGTTGTTTTTTCCACCTCGTAGATCCCTTTGTACATGCCCGCATTTACGTAAACTTTATCACCAGCTTTTAAAACCGGCACTGAAGTTTGCTGATTAATGAGTGGTGCATCTACTTTTAATATGGCGTATTGCTTTTCTGTATCTTCTGTTACTGCGGATACATTAAAATCTTTACGCTGATAGGTAAAAACAATGGGGTTGAATGCAGCATTCCAGCGGGAGATATTGCCATCGGATAAGGTTAACGATGGATCGGCAGATAACAGATTGGTTAAAATGGGAATCTTAACGGTAAATTCTGCCTGACAGCTATTGCTATCATGTGCATTAACCGTTATTAAACCGCCGCTTAAACCTGTAAATACAGGTGATGATTGCGGTGCATCAGCATCTATAAAGTACTCGATGCTTCCATAGCTGCTGCTGGCTATCACAGTTATTTGCGCATCTTTTGCACCGGGTGCTGATTCTGCTTTATCAACCTTAACGCGGCTGATGAGCAGGTCGCATTCGTTTGCAGGCAAATCGGGGGCTGTTACTGCACCGGTACCAGTGATGGAGAATGACGTAAAGTACCCGGTATCCGGGTCGCTTAAAAGCCCGGCATAAATAGCTGCTGATTGGCCGGCAATGGTTATTGTATAATTTGCAACCTCACCATTAAGGTTTCGTAGATAACTAACCGCAACGTTGTTTCCGTTGGTAAGCTGGCCTGTGTTAGCATCTGTTAGTTTTATAAAAATTTTACCATACACTTGGTTGCCTATGGTATAGGTGTTTGTAGTATCAATATTTGCAATTAAAGACATATTGTTTTGTTTTAGCCTGATTAGGCAATGGAGTAAATATTATTTGGCTTAACCTTAGTGCCCATAGGTTTACAGTATCTCACTATACATACTATTTAGCGTAATGGTTAAACCTACACCGGTGGTGTTTACATCAAACTTGTTATAAACGGGCTGACATTTGGCTTTTTCGCCCGCTTTAATGCGGAAGTAACGCCCTTCGCCATCACGGTATTTTGCTGCCTTTACAATAAATTCATTTGCCATGCGTAGTGCCTGTTGTACGTAGGTTTCGTTTTCGGCAGTATATTGGCCAAATTCTGTTTTGTACAAAAACTCCAGGTAGAGTGTAAATACATTATTTACCGAGCCATTAATATGTGGCGATACCACAATGGGCTGCAGGGGGTATAACATTACACAGGGAAATTCGGCATTGTCTGCCAATGTGTTCAATTCTGTTTCGGTGCCATATAAAAATGCAGGCGCCGCGCTAAGCGTTTGTGCTATCGCTTCAATTTCATTTCTCATGATGTTTTAATTTTATCCTGCCTGATGATGAGTTTAAGAGGCGGGAGGTTTTAGTTTTATAGGTTGCCCATCAGGAGGCCGAGGGGCTTATTATTTCACTGTACCTTTTTTGATATTCTGCTTCGGTTTTATTTAGCAGCAGTTTGGTAAGAATGCGTTCGTATGGCATTGCCAGTATAGCATTCCATTTGGTGATATCCCCGCCGGCGAGCGAGTTTACGGTATTAATATATTTAAACTTTTCAAAAGCTTGTATACCGGCCCGTTTTTCCAAAGCTGTAGCAACCGATGCCAAAAGCCTGTTTTCGGTTTCGATAAGTTTGGATAGTTCATAAAAAAATGTTTGGCTATGGGCAGTGCCTCCGTTACCCAAAGTTTTTTAATGGTTTCGGCAAAGGCCGCCGCGGCATATTCATCGTAATTTAAACCAGTTGTCCGGCAGTATAAATAGTAGCCCAATACCTTGCAGCATGCGTTTAAGGATGGATTAAAATATTCTTTCCAATTCTCTTCGCCATACTTTTCTATATGTTGTGCTATCTCGTCGGCAATTACGTCACGTGCGGCCATAAATGCCCCGGCAGGTTCTACAGAAAGGTTATGTATTACATCAACTTTAACAGGCTTGCCATCAACCGGGATGGTAATGCTTTTAGGGATCTCGTCACTATTATACAGGTATTTTATTTGATGGGATAAGCTAAGTACCGCATCGGCAAAGGTCATAAAATCATTTGCGTTACGTACGCTTTGTAGATCTGTTGCGGCCACACCAGATAATATACTGATGGCATCCAGATCGCCCAGGTCAGGCGTATCCTGTAATTGCATCATTTGCCCGAGGGTAACTTCGCTTAATTGCGAGGGAATACTTACCCGCAAATTGCCGGTAATTGTTTTAAGTGTTCTTTCTATCATATTTATTCGGAGTTTATTTATTATGCTATACCTATCAGAAAATCAAAAGTTCCTGCCTGCGACGGTGCCTGGGCAGGCAGTCTGCTTTTTAAGGTTTTAGGTTTGTTTATATTCAGTTTATTTAGCGCTACATACCGCAGCGGGTCTATCAGGTGGTTGTAAACATCAACAGGCCGATTAATGGTTTTTCCGCTGCGGTCGGTTTTCCAGCGGTACCTTTCCAGTTCTTTGCGCAGGTTTACGCTGTTGCGCGTTACGTTTATTTGGTATCGTTTTAAGATATCTATAGAGTTTACCACGCTGTCGGCACCTTTTTTAGCGCCTGAGATATACCAGCCCTGTCGCTTAAGCTCCTCAATAGATTTTGGTTCGGCGCTGTCGGCAATTATTTCGGTGGTTTTGCTTATCCCAACGCTGTTTAATTTCTTTGAAATATCGGTGTTAGTGAGCCCTGTTTCATAAATAAGCTCTTCCACCCACAGTTCGCCGTTTTGTTTGTAAACCAGCAGGCAGCCGGTTTCGTCATTCGTGAATCCAAAATCTAAACCCGCTGCCAATAGTTTTGCATCTGCAGGGATGGCATCGCATATATACCAGTTGCTAAACACCAATCCGGTTATTCTGCCGGTGAGGCCACGGGCATATACTTTCCAAAGTTCATAATCTTCGGTTTTCATTGCCTCAATTTTATTTCGCAAGCCTTCGTTTATAAAAGGATTGTGGCGGTGGTCTGATATCAATAGCTGCACATCTGGCTTTCCTATCAGTTTTTCATGGGCCCAGAAACCACTGTTAGGATTGTAATCGATATAAATACGCTTTTTGGTACGAAGGGCTAGTTCTGTATAAACTGCCCATTCAATACCGTTGGCTTCGTTGATGAAAAGATAGTCGCGTTTCCCGGATTTTGCATCCTGGGCGTTACTATAGCTTTTAAATTCGATAATGCTACCGTTTTTAAATTCAAATATCCTATCGGTTTTATTGTAGTTTTTGATCGCTTTTTTTAACTCAGGCCAGTCGTTATAAATAGCAAGGGCATCGCGCAACGCCCCCGATTTTAGATTGGGGATGTCCTGACCAACAACTGTAATAATCTGTTTTTCGGCTTCGCAGGCAAGGCAGAACAACACCAGTTCAATGGCAAACGTTTTGCCCGAACTGGTACCACCCTGGTTTATTACAATGTAGGCCGGGCTGTTATAATTATTATGAAAGAGGATAGAAGTATTCATCTTATTGAAAATAAGGGCATCAATTATTGGTAAAAAATGGTATGTTTATGGAAACCTTATTGCACAATGAAATCAATTTGCTACGCATGCCTTATCGTATTATTAATCAGTTCTTTCGGATGTAAAAAAGATATGGGCAAAAACCCATATACAACTGATGTCATCGCCGGGAAATGGTTTATGAAAAAGCAGATACTAAAACAATATGAACTTGATGTTTTAATTGTTGATAAAACAATTACATCATTTGATAATATTTACATGCAATTTAATGCAGATGGTACAGGTATTTATAACGAAGGTAGTGCCAACCTCACCTTTAAATGGAATATTTTAAATGAGGTGCTTACAGTTACGAAAAAGTTATCTGATGAACAGGTACTGGTATCACCATATCACATTGAGACATTAACCACAGGAGAACTTGTTATGACGTACGATCATGCTTACAAGGATCCCCGGAATGCAAATACATACCGTGATGTATCTCAAGAGTTTTATACTAGGTAATAGATATTTAAAAATTCAGGTTACAATATTACATCCTTTTCATTATTGGCAAGTTGCAGGCCGGTATGTATTATCTCTATCCGTAACTTTGTAGAAGTTTCGTCTAACTGGGCTGGGTGGGGCTGTTTTTCATTCCAACCAAGGCTTTTCAGCGCAAAAATAGCTCCTGTGGGCGCTTGCTGGTGAAGCCTGCGTTCGTACTCGGCCTCAATTCTTAACCTGGCGCGTTTTACTGCCCAACCAAATTCGCCATTGTATTCATAATCGTCAAAGTCCTGCCGGCTGTTAAAGCCAAGTTTTAATATCAATTCGCTAATGAGTGCTGCCTCTGGCTGGCGCATCCATTCTTTCTCTAAAGTGGTTTCTCCGGTTTTACTGTTTTTTGCCACATTGGGCACCATTTTATAATCACCTTGTATATACTCAAAATATTCATCAGTAAGTGCTATGATTTCATCTGCTGTAGATAGTTTTTGCAT